TGGTTACTGGAATTATGACAAGTCAGAGTTTGATTCTCCTGCACCTCTCCTTGATGACGATGATGCGCTTGAAGCAATCTGGAAGCAAGAACACTCCCTAGTAGAGTTCACTGCTCCCACCAGTTTTAAGTCCTATGAGGATCTGGAACGTCGTCTGAATCAAGTCCTGCGCGTCAAGCAGCAGCGTCCTATGGTTCAAGACGAATCGTTTGAGGACGAGTCAGAGGGTCGTGGTAGTTTTAACGACGCTGATATTACCCTGAGCAGTGCCAAGAAAGCATCTGCACCGGTTGAATCTAAGGATGAAGATGAAGATGATGCCCTGAGTTACTTCCAGAAACTCGCTGAGGCATGATTATTTGATCTTGATGTTATCTCCCTTCTTTAATTTTTCATTGACATATTGAGAGGAGGGAGAATACGTCATAATTCTTTCTACATCATCCAATACAATACCCAAGAAGGCTGGTCTCAACACGTAGATCAGTCTTCTTTCATTTTGTAGACGTGTCTCAAATTGTTCATTCGTAATACCATCAGTGATACCTGATGCAATCACTTCCTTTCCTTGCACAGGATCTCTGTATGTAATAGAGAAGTTTTCATCCACTTCAAGACCTGATGGTACAATCAGGTTATCTCCTTGATCTCTAACTTCCTGTGTCTCATAGTGATGGATCTCACTAGCAGCTGCAATAGATCCATACTTATCAATTATATGATTCTTGAAAGATGCATTCGTCATAGGCCATTCTTCTCTCACGTTCATGATATTATTGACGTGCAAGATAACCCAGTCTAATTCTGGATCGCCATAGAATTTTTCTGCCACATTGTCGGGTCTTTCATCACCAACAATAGTATATCGAGTGAATGCAGTAAAGTTCTGAAAGAGATCCTCTCTTACCTTTGCTCTTCTAAAAAGATTTTTTACCTCAATATAGTCAGTGCTGGATACTTTTTCATCCAGTCTTGAAACGTAATTGAAGTCGGGTAGTTGTCTGAAATAACCCATTAGAATCCCATTCCTTCTGCGCCGTCACCACTCTCATAGTCCTTATCGTATATAGGTTCGATCTCTTGGAAACTGAATGAGAGATTGTATGCTACTGGTGAACCATCTTCATACGTCATGTATGCACCATCTGGCGTATATGTCACACCAAAAGTGGTCAATGCACATGGTTTGAGTTTATTCAAGAATGGATGAGGTCCACCCTTATGGATGAAGTCAATAAAGAACATGTTGGGTGTGTATAAGAACAAAGCACCTTCTTTCAGTTTTGGTGCCATTGCTTTTTTGAACATCCTGATGATCTGTTTGCAACTTGCTGCTTCTGCTTTATCTCTTGGTGTCATCGTATATGAGAACTGAAAGGTTCTCAGTTCAGGACCAGAGAACAAGAGTTCAAGGTTGCTGTTCAGAACTGCACCTGTTGTTCTGGTGAGAACATTGCCACCACCAACAATATCCTGAGCAACCTTTGCTCTTACTGTATCTTTAAGTTGTCCTGCATTGTCACCGAGTGCTCCTGCAATGTTTGCAGCAGCTGCTTGTGTTGCATTGACAGGATTATCACTAAGAATTCCTTGAATAACTGAGGCGCCTCCTGCTTGCAGGGCATTCATTCTGTCGCCAGAGAAACTTACAGTGTTGTTATCTGCAATGTTTCTAGGCATTGGTAGAATCACAGATCCTACTGTGGTGGGATTCTTCATCCTATCCGTTGGTCTACCAGCTCCTGTCACCAATGCTGAGACTCCACTCACACCTGCCGGTATATACTCAAAGATGGTAAACAGAACGTGATCATACGCACCATCAATCTGACCCGCTGGATAGCGAGCTTGTTGTCCACCTAAGTCTTGAATTTCTGGTGGTTTTACTGCTGGTGCTGGTGTTGCAGGTGGACCAGCGTCATCAGGAGTTTCTCCATCTCCTGTTGGTGGTGCGGGAGTTGTATCGTTATCTGGTTCTGCCGGTGTGGTTACACCTTTGATGTCAAGTTTATTTCCATATCCCAGGTCCCTCAGATTTAATTTCTGAGTGGTTGATGCATTGTTATTCAGGATCGCTTTGTTTTCATTTTCGATTGCAGAATATAATATTGGTTGAAGCGCGTCTTGTCCACCCTCATAGTTACTTAGTACCTCTTTTGTTGCAGCACCGCTTTTAATAACAAATCCACCGCCACCTGCGGCACTGCCACTTCCAATCTCTTCTCCTTTATATTTTACAGTATAAGCTCCACTATCAAGGTCCGTTTGGACCTCTAAGATTCTACTATTGACAACTATCTTGGAACTTTTCTTTGCCACAGTATTGTTTTTAGTTATTTATCCGCTTACACGGAGTTTCTTATATGGTATGGTGCGAAGAGTTGCGAACTCCTCTGCATTCACTCTATACATCGGACCAATAATCTCTGGAAACGTGTAGTTTCTTACCATGTTCCAGTGATAATTGAACCCTTTGAATCCCCAACGTGTGATGTCAACGATCTCCACCAAAGGGTGTTCATCATATAAAATCTCTGGTGTCTTTGCCTGATAGATGAAGGTATAGAATGCTCCTACACTGTCAGGTGCATACTCAGTGTCACCTAAGGCTTCCATAATATCTGTCATCAAATCATCTGGATCTTTCAATCCACTCTTGTCTAAGATTTTAGATAGACGGTTCATAAACCTAGTTCTTTTTCGGTGATGATTTTGAATTCATACCTACGATCATCACAGTATTCTTGTGCTGCCTTCCACTTCGCTTCATTGACAGCATAGGTTTTCATCTCACTTAGATATTTTTTGGACTTCTTCTTCGGCGGTACAGTCTGTTTGAGCGGTTTAACCTCGATAATGTACCTCTTAATCCCTCCGTTTCTGGTTCTAGTTCGGACATAGAAGTCGGGAAAATAGCGATGAACCCTACGATCAACAGGACTGATGTACGGAATCGCAATCTCTTCGCTACCCCATTCAAGAATGTTTTCATTCCTATCGCACCAGTTCATGAACTTTAACTCCCAAAGGGAGCGATAAATAATTTTAGTGGGGTCACCCTTATATTTCAAGTAGTTACTTGGTTTAAATTTCCCCTTATAACTCATACATAGTATAGTATACTGGTAGGTATTTAGATGGCAGGTGCTGTTCCGTTTAGGGTACTAAGTACAAGCGACTTCATCAAACGTTTTGGGCACCTGGCACAAACCAGTCAGTTTCGTGCTGTGTTGCAGATTGGAACTCTTCCCTTTTCTAGCTCGTTTAATCCTCAGGGTGGTAGATACTATGATGATCTGAGTTTCCTATGTAATACTGCTTCCCTGCCAGGGTCTAGTTTCTCAACCACTGAGAACTTACAAGACTATTATGGTATCAGTCAGAAGTTTGCATATCGCAGAGACTTTGATGATCTGACTCTTGATTTTTATGTCGATGCGAGATATCAAACACTGAAATTCTTTGAACAATGGATGGATTATATCGCAAGTCCTGGTGATTATTCTGTTGTCACTGACTCAGATCAGATGTCAGATATTTCTTTTTATCGATTCAAATATCCAAAGGAGCAAGGAGGATATAAGTGTAGGATTGATCTTCATAAATTTGATAAGGATTATGAAAAAACAAGAAACGATATTCTTTATTCCTTCGTCAATGCCTTTCCACGTAGCATTTCATCCATCCCTGTCTCTTATGATGGAAGTGATGTGATGAAGTGTAGTGTGACATTTGCATACGACAGATATTTCGTCAACAGAGATTCTAATCCTGTCCAGACAAACCCAGTCTAAATAAAAACACTGAATTGTATAGGATATTATGCCTTTACCAAAAATTGCTACTCCATACTATGACTTGGAGTTACCCTCAACGGGTGAGAAGATTGAGTATAGACCTTTCCTAGTAAAAGAGGAAAAACTTCTGGTCTTGGCTATGGAAAGTCAGGATCAAAAACAAATCACCAAGGCAATTAGAGAAGTTATTAAGTCTTGTGTTCGTGGAGAGATCAAAGTAGAGAGTCTGCCCACATTTGATATCGAGTATCTCTTCCTCAACATCCGTGGTAAGTCGGTTGGTGAAGAGATTGAACTTAAAGTCATCGCACCGGATGATGGTGTGACAGAGGTTGATGTCACCATCAACATCGATGACATCAAAGTAACTAAGGACAAGGATCACGAACGTGACGTTGATCTTGGTAGTGGTCTTGCTCTGCGATTGAAGTATCCTTCTTTGGAAGAATTTATTACTGATAACTTTGATTTCAGTGAGGATGCATCGAACGTTGAGAAAACTTTTGATCTAATTGGTTCTTGTATTGAGACCATTTACAATGAGGAGGAGGCATGGTCTGCTGCTGACTGCACTAAGAAAGAGATCAAAGAATTTGTTGATCAACTGAACACGAAACAGTTTCAGGACATCGAGAAGTTCTTCACCACGATGCCTAAGTTATCTCACACTGTGAAGATTAAAAATCCTAAGACTAAAAAATCTAGTGAGGTGGTGCTGGAAGGTCTGTCTAGTTTTTTCGCGTAGCCCTCTCCCACATGAGTTTGGAAGCATACTTCCGAATTAACTTTGCCCTCATGCAGCATCATAAATACTCATTGACTGAGATTGAAAACATGATGCCCTGGGAAAGGGATGTATACGTTGAACTTTTGAAACAACATATTGAGGAACAGAAATTAGAACAAGAGAGACAACGGAATGCTTAGTCTACCACCAGCAGGAGGAACCGGTAAGAAGATCGATCCAGCGAAACTGTTTGGTGAGGATAGATATGAGAAATATGCCTCAGAGATAGCAGCGGATGGAACTCTTGATGGTGAGAGACTAACAGTAGATGAAAGGAAAGAGGGTGTAAGAGCGTATAGAAGAGGAAAGATTGACTTTGAGAAGTTTGTTGATAGAGTTTTAAAAATCAAAGAAGAGGTGTCAGCACCTGCATCTGCAACAGGACAGGCAAGACTAACTGGCAGCACTTTCATGCCGAGAGCATTGCCTCAGGCAGAGGATTTAGCATCATCTGTATCGGATGACGAAGACATTCCAGAAGGTCTTGATGATCTTCTTAATAATCTTCGTACAGAACAAGATGAACTTCAAGCAAAACTTGATGCACTTATAGAAGAAGTTCGTAATGATGAAGATGTAGATGGACTTGATGCGAGACTAGATGATCTCCTCGATAACATTCGCACAATGAATGAGATCGAAGAGCAGCAAGCAGAGGTTCAAAGAAAGAAAGACGAGGAGAAAAAGAGAAAGAAGAAAGAAAATCAACGTGAGAAGGTAAAGAATTTCTTAGTCAAACCAATCACCAAGGCACTAGCACCTGTCAACAATCTGTTTCAGAAGATTATTGATGGACTGTTCAAGGTTCTGTTTGCCAAGGCATTGATCAAGTTGATCGATTGGTTCACAGATCCAGAGAATAAAGAAAAGATTGATGCGATTGGTAGGTTTATCAAGGACTTCTGGCCTGCTATTGTTGCTGGGTTCCTGATATTTGGCACAGGTCTTGGTGGTTTTGCTAAGACTTTAATAGGAACAGCTGCCAGAATAATTGGTGGACTTTTGAAGATGTCAATTAAATTGGCAAAGATCACAACGAAACTAGCGATAAAAGCTGGCAAGGGTCTACTTAATGTTGTCAAGGGTAATCCAATAACATCAGCATTGGTTGGTGGCGCGGTGCTTGCTGGCACTGGTGCATTTATCGCTTCACAACAGAATGAAAATAGAAGATCAGAGTTGGATGCAGCAGACGACGCTTCTGTTGTAACTCCAACGGAGACAGCACAGGAGGGTAAGACGCCTGGTGCTTCGCAGTTGATGCAAGAGTCAATTCTGCAACGCGGCATGGGATTTGCTGGTGGTGGACTCACTCCTAAGGGAACTGATGTTGTTCCTGCCATGCTGACACCTGGTGAGTTCATCATGAGTAAGGGTGCTGTTGATACATTCGGCACCGACTTTATGGAGGCAGTCAACTCCATGGGTGGTGGATCAAATAGACCTAAGAAAATGGATGGCACTACCTATGCATCCACAGGTGGTCAGGTGGGAAAAAATAATACAAGTGGATCTGGTGTTGGTAAAAAAATTGTTGCTGGTGCCAAAAAAATCATCGGGTTGAAGAAAAATGTTAAGGACATGTGCGCGTTTACAACTCGCGCAGCGTTAAAAGCAGCTGGTCATCCAGCAGCGGAGAAGAGAACTCAAAAAGGTGACCTAGACACACCAAAAGGCACGGCATACAATGGTAGAAACTTTGCTGCATCCTTTGGTGGCACCGATATGGGTAGAGTAATTACTTCTAGATCTCAGGTTAAGATGGGAGATATTCTCTTATGGAGAGCAGATAGAAATTTAGGTGGAAGTTTAAACAAAGGTGCTATTACTCACGTTGGTATCGCCGCTGATGATGGATTAAAACATCAATATGATCATAGTAAAAGAGCTGGATTTCACTATCGTCCACACTGGAATCAATATGGTGGCACTTCTTGGTTTGCTGCTATTAGATTAGGTGAAAGTGGAGGGATGCTTCCACCAGAATTGCCAGGAGCAAGTGAATATGGTGGTAGCAGCACTCCTGATCCAGGAGATCCTAGAATATCAGCTGTTCCAAGATCCACCAATGCTACTGCTGGCGCTATCACCCCAAATGCATCAAGTCCTGGTGCTCAGGGTATCACTCCTGTTCCCATTCCTCTTGGTGGTGGTCAACAGCAGGGTGCAGCTGGCAAAGCAGATTCTAGTGATGTTCCTCAACTAGGAAGTGTGGATCCCAACAACGTCAGTCTTCTCGTCATGCAATCCATGTATAACTTAGGTGGTGCCTGATGTTAGCACTCATCGGTAACGTAGCAAGAGGAGCAGGAGCTGTAAGGTCAGCGTCTAAGATGCTGCCAGGTCGCAGCACCAGGGGAAAAGGTGGTGCTCTTGTTCCTCAACAACGCCCTCGTCTTACTCAGTTTGCTGGTGAGGCAGAGAAAAGAAAGGAAGAAGCAAGACCTTCTTTAAATAAGTCTGCATTTTTTACTGCACCAAAGATTGGTGACCCTAAGAAGGGTGCAACTAAGATGCAGTCAGCTGAGAATAAAGTATCTAAGATATCTGAATTCTTTGCAAAGGCAAATAAGAAAAGAAAAGAAGCATTCAAATCATTTTTACAGGGCGAAAAAGCAGAGGAGAGATCTGAGAGGGAAGCGAAGAGAGAAAACTTTGCTACCAGATTAGGTAAGGGTATTAAGAACAGAGCATTAGCACCAGTCAAGTCTATCTTTGATAAAATTCTTGATGCAGTTGGTAAGATTATCCTTGCCAAGATTGCCATGTGGGCAATCGATAATCCTGATGCTTTCCTCAAACTTATACAGGTTCTCGAAAGAGTTATTACTATTTCCACTGATATTTTCATTGGGACTATTGACTTTATGGGGACAGTCATCAATGAAGGATACAAACTAGTTGATGGATTCAATGACTGGACAAAGGAGAATCTTGGTCAAGACGTAGCTGATACGTTTGATGATTTGGGTGGCAAACTTGTTGCCTTCTTGAATGCAGGTTTGATTGTTGGTGGGTTGCTGTTGGCAAGAGGACAGCAAGAACTTGGAGAGAAACCAGAGAGTCCTGATAAAACTAAACCAGAGAAACCTCCAAAGCAAAAGGGACCGAAGAAGGCAGATAAAACAACTAGAACGAGGAGAGCTAGTCAGGAGGCTAGGAAGAGATATGCTCGCCGCTATGGAAAGGATGCTGCGAAGCAAAGATTTGGTGGCAAAACAAGAGGACCCATCAAGAGTTCTGTCACTCGTCGTGGACTAGGAAGATCTGTCACACGTCTGGGTATCAAGATGAACCCTGCCATGGTGAAGAACATGAAGAGCATTGCCAAAGTGGCAAAGGGTATCAAGATTCCCATCATCGGACCACTGGTCATGGGTATCACCTCTTACCTGGGTGATGGTAACTTGGGTAAGGCAATCTTTGTTGCTCTTGGCACTGGCATCGGTGAACTGTTGGGCACTGCTATTCCAATTCCTGTTGTTGGAACACTGCTTGGTGGTATCCTTGGTTCATTTATTGGTGACTTACTGTATGATATAATTGTCAAGAAAGATCCTGGTGCTGCACTCAAAAAGGTACAGGATGCTGCCAAGAAAATATTTGAGACAGGCAAGGCAGTCTTTGATTGGTTGAAGGGTGGATTTGGTAGATTCATTGAGAGTTTCAAAGAGAAGAATCAAGCACCAATTATTGGTACTAACTGGCTTAACCTCTTAGATTTGACTAAGACACTTCCTCTATTGAAAGATTCGTTCTTCCCATCACAACCGAATCCACCAACACCAGACTTGGGTGATTTCTCAGATGGAGACACTCAAAGAAAGACTTCTTCTGGTGGATCTGGTGCCACAGTTCAACCACAAACTGCAATGATTACGAGACTTGGGTCTGGTGGTGGATCACTTAAAGGAATGACAGATCAGGATTATAGTGATCTTGCTTTCATTGTAAGTCACGAAGCTGCAAGAGGAACTGAGGATGAGTATGGTGTTGCAGCAGCAGTTTTAAATCGTGTTGCTGATCCAAGATTTCCCAATACTATCATGGGTGTTGGAACTGCACCTGGACAATTTGAGGCAGTGTTCAAAGGACTGGCAAAACGTGATCCAGCACTCGCTAAAAAATTGCAATCAAATAACGGAAAGATTATTGCTGCATTGAAGAAATTAAATGGTCGCACTGACTTCAAAGGTCAGAGCATGTTGAAGTTTAAGGGTGAGGGTGATGTGATGTTTGATCCAAGAGGAAACTTCTTCCACTATGCCGAACAGCAGGCAAAGAGTGATCCACCTCCTGCAAATCCACCTGAACATTGGAAAAAATTATTGGGAGAGGGTATCGGTAAATTTGGTGGCGATTCTATAACAACTCAGGAAAAAATCACACCTGATCCGGGAGATCCTAGAACAGAGGTTCCATCACCAGCGGTGGTGAGTTCATCTAATCCCCCATCATCACCTGCTGCCAGCGCCGTTCCAACTCTGAGTAGCAGTAGCACGTCACAGTCCTCTGCTGTTGCA